AGTACCAATAGGTGTATCTTCGGGGGTATCTACAGAGATGCCGTGGTCTTTCAGGACTTGACGAGCAACATTCAGGTCTTGTGTGGTGTATTCCCCGCTCTCAATCCGGTCGATCAGGGTAGAGATGAGAAGTTCCCAGAGTTTTTTAAGAGGATCCATGATAGATTTTAATATGAATTTAAATGATACGAGTGATAGGTATGGAGAAGATGATAGCGAGGAGGGACGAAAAGAAGCCCCCGTTATGATGGCTGAACTCGTAATAACTAATAAACTTCTAGAGAATGTAATCGGTGATGCGGCAGAAAGACTGCAAACAATCAGACAGATGGCAATTCTAGGACTAGATATGGAAGATGACCCTAAATCATATCACTTCTTATTTAAAGCAATTAAGAAGGTAGCGATGTATCCAATGACTTCAACACTTTTTGAGGAAGACTTCGATGACGAATGAGATAAACCACCTAGAAGCAGAGTTACGTAGAGTATCCAGACGGTTAGATGCGAGGGAGTCTATAGAATCCTTAGTGCTTCGACGAGTAGACGATGCACTTAATGGGTTCACATGGTCACCCCCGAACCTACCGAGAAAAGATAAGAGAAAAATAAAAGAGCAAGAAACCTGTGTGGTTCATATTAGTGATACACAGATTGGAAAGAAAACTCCGACATATGATTTCACAGTAGCAGCTACACGCATGAAGCAGCTTGCAAAAACGGTAGAAAAAATTGTGACCAACCGTAGGACTAGCGCAAGGATTGAACGCTGTGTTGTTCTCGTTGGTGGAGATATTGTGGAAGGAGAGACCATCTTCTCTCATCAACCATGGACGGTGGACGGTGATTTGTGGGAGCAGGCAATTAATAAAGCTCCAGCCATCATCTCTAATTTTATTATCGAGATGAGTTCATATTTCAGAGAGGTTCATGTCGCTGCTGTCCCTGGCAACCATGGACGCTCTGCTCCTAAGAACTCCTCTGCCTCACCCAGAACAAACTTCGACATGATAGCCACAATCATTACAAGGCTTCTTGTCTCCAATTGCCTAAAGAATGATCGAGTGACATGGGATGTAGATCATGACTCCTTCTATCGTGTTGTCGATGTAGAGGGACATAACCTGCTGCTAGTACACGGGGATCAGATTGCTGGTGGTGGAGGGATTGGAGGCTATCCACTTACGGGCCTTGCAAAGAAGGTAGCCGGTTGGGGGGCGAGTATCCCGGAACCTTGGGAGTCTATCTTCCTTGGGCACTTCCACCGTCCGATGGCAGGAGTAATACAGAGTAAGATGTTCTATGCGAATGGAACAACAGAGAGTGATAACGACTTCGCCCTAGAGATCATCGGAGAATCCGGTAGACCTTGTCAGAGGGTTGTCTTCTTTAATAAAGAGCATGGTCCTATTTCTGATAGTCTTGTGTGGCTGGACTGATGGCTAATAACTTTCATTAGTCCATGAGGTGAATAGGAAAGCAAGGGCACCTCCTAAACATATTGCGCAGATCATTTGTTTTTTATCCACATCTGCTCAGAGAATCCTTCAAGGAATATAACTCTTTCAGCCATACGATCAATACGCTCAGTATTTGATGTGTGTATTTCAGAACATGTCTGTCCACGAATACTATCTACCTCATCGCACATCTTCTTATTTTCGGCAAGAAGAAAGATCGTACTTACGGATGTGAGAGAGAGGAACGCATAAAGAAGTTTACTTAGAGCCATTTTGTTTATCCTTCCTGACTTTGTAGCCAAGAGCAGCGAGCAGTGCTAGTAAGGCAGTTGTCAGTGCCTCGCTTGCACCAATACTCCATGTTTCTGCTCCAGTCTCATCGACCTGTTTTGATAGGCTGATGAGACCGGAGGAGGGCTGTGTTGACCCTCGGTAATCACGAATAAAAGAATCTCGCATACCAGTAAAACTTACCTTGTCTGCTGAGACATTCGGTATATCCCATTCAAACCAGGTAGCTGTTATCGTTTCGTCTCCATTATATGTCTCCTCATATCTGTCTGATGAGCTATCACCACCATGAGCTATCGTATTAGATGACCCATGGGTTTTTCCAGTAATAGATGCCGACCCAGCACCTACACCCCAACGATCAGGCATCAGCATATCTAATGTGCTACCTGTCGTTGAGCATGCGGATGCAACAAGCATAATAAGACTAAGCGGTAGGCGCACCAGCGTCCTTCTTTGCCTTAATCTTTCTAGCAGCAAAGATACCAGCGACACCAGCAAGTGCCGTAGCTACAGCACCGCCGAGGGCCGGATTACCAGTAAACATTGTCGTAAGCATTCCCGTCTGTTCTGCCAGAGCAGGAGCGTTGTCAAGAAGGGTATTGCCGACTGCAACAGCCTGCTCTTCTCCACCAGGGAGCATCTTACCAACAGTCGCACAAGCGGGTAGAATGCATGATGCGGCAGCAGCAGATGTAAGCATAGTTAAGTGTTTCATAATAATTATTATCTAGATTTAGTGGGTAAACCATTGCCAAGATCTTTGACGAATGGAGCGATTAGTGGGTGTCTCATAATACCGAAAACTCGTTGTACTCTTCGGTAGTCAGCTTGTGTGAAATCTCTATTATCTAGGACTCCAGTCTGAATAAAGGATTGCATCATACCAGTAACATCATCAGCGTAAGACATGGTACGTACTTGGTCCATCCATGAATTAGAAAGTCCTCGTCTATGGTAGTTACCATATACATCATAACCCAACAGAGGACCAGAAAAAAGTGTTGCGTTCTCTAGCCCGAAAGTAAAGCCTGAATGTAGGAAGGCTCCACGCGCAATTGAACCAAGGCTCATGCGTTCTTTAAATTTTTCTCGTCCTTCTGGGGTATCTTCGTGAGCGAGCATACCTTTAATCATAAAAGCCAGAGCACCACCAGCGACAGATGAGGCAAGAACATAAAGAGCCCTTGCATCGCTGGCACGTAGGTTTCTTACTACGTAGTTATTAATACTAGACATTCCAAACCCACGGTACTGCAAAGCAATCTTAGTGAGTTCGTGTGCTGTGGGGTTTGCGAAATACCATGTTGGCATATCCATACGACTCTGTCTCTGTACCACAGATTTTACTTCTGCTTGAATTGCCTGGGCAAAGAGGTCTACTGCTCCCTGGTCATCCCATTCACTGAAGTTGTATTGATATGTATCAACACCATCAACAGATGTTTGTCGTTTATATTGTTTTCTTACCTGCCTTGAAATTCGATCCCACTCTTTTCGTGTGAGTCCCATATCAACAAGACGAATATCGTTGGGATATTCTCCTCGAATCATCATATTACCATAGTGAACCATGTGCCGTTTTAAAGCAACATGATCACTCCACTCGGTTATTTTCATAAGACCAGAAACTTCTGTCATCATACGTGAAGCTCCCATCCAAAGTCGCCGCATTACTGCCTGTCGTCCCAGTGCTGTGCTACCACCCTCTTCAACAATACGACCCATCAGGTCCATTCTGGGGACAATCCGTTCTCGTATTCCCATACCAAGCGAGGCCGCAAACTCCCTGAGTGTCACTTTATCTACTTCTGTCACACCACCAACCATGCGACGAAGTGCGGGCATACTTTCTATAAAGCCCTTAACTCCCTGTACCCAGTTAGCAGAGCTTGCCTCTGCAAGAGCAGAAACACCAAAGAGCGCACCATGTCCCATGCTGTATGCAATCTGTCGGGACAACTGCATTCCGAGAGCGGCGTCTGTAGCCTCACTAAATGGTTGGTCACGAGCGATTCTCGCCAAAGAATCCATATACTTTGTCCACCTCTCTAGCTCTCTTCCTGTAACGCCTTTATTATGCTCTAGATCGTGAAGGACCACTTCCACCATATCATCTAGATTCTTGAAGTGGTTGGGTCGTCCAAGTTTTATGTTTGCTTCATCGATCATATCCTGAATTAGAATCTTACTGGATGTATGTCGAGCATATCTCCTTGCTCCAGTAAATATATTATAATCAATAAGATCACCAAGACGCACATCAACTGGTTCGCCCTTCCTATTTAATACAGTAGTAAGAATCTCAGTATCCAAACGGATTCTAAACATTTGATGCCGTGCTTTCTTTTCGGTAACCCTAAATGTAGCAGCAATATCTAGGGCTTCTTGCGCTGTATATCCGAAATTCATCTCAAGAATTTTTGCAAGCTCTATTGCTGTAGCTTTCTGATGTGAAGCATCATTAATGAGATTGAGACGGAATTTATTATTTCCAATACTTTTAAGGAACTTTTCTCCAAATTTATATGCTTCTGCTTCAGACAGTTCGCGTGGACCCTTCTCTCCGATTGCCTGTGCAGCTTCCCTAGCTTGCTTGTTGGCAGCAAGAAGACCTTTTTGGAATACCTTTGCAAGTTCCTCATCAGCAATATTTAGTCCAAGCCTTCCTCTATGCATTGCGATCTTAGCACGATCCCAGAATCTGGGGACATAATGAGGATCAGATATAACATCTTCCCATCCCTTGCCATACTTCTGTAGGAACTTAAGCTCACCATCGAAGTGTTCTATAGCCTTTTGTACACCACGACGAATAACATCATGTGAATGCTCGGGAAGTTCAGCAAGAACTTTTCCTGTCCTATCATTTTTGACTCGCCCAAGGATCTCACCGAATTCATCTTGGGCGGTATTTGTCCAGTAAGACATGAAACCTTTCTGATTTAGTTTTCTCCATGTCTGGAATTCCTTCTGGATATGATCAAAGAAGGCGAGGCGCATCTTAACCATTTCATCTCTACCCTCTTCAATACCTCGACGCCCCCAAGGAGATTCTCCCTCAACCGGACGAAGCGTTTTGCCCTTTCTGAGTGGTCCGCGCCATGACCCTTGATCTACTTCATCAACAAGACCACCCCCGATTCGCATTGCCATCCAACGATACATACCACTAAGAGGCATATTCTTTGTCTTATTCCCTATCGAATTAAACATGCCCTTAATGCCTAGCTTGATCCCTGTTACCTTTGCTCCCCAACCAGTGTCGTCAAAGCTCCTTGCACCCCCATCAACAATCTCATCCATGCCATGCGGGGTATCATCAAATGCTTCGGGACTAGGTCTCCCAGGGTTTTCTGCATTACGTACGGAAGCCTTATTTGCCCGTGCTGCTGCTCCGGCTTTTTCTGCTTCGTCGATAATATCATCAACAGATCGTGTCTTTCCGGTCTTCTTACTCCGAAGAAAGAACATCTCACCAGATTCTTGGTCATATATAAAGGTGCCGGTGCGTTCTTGAGGTGCTCGCTTAGCATGCCACCAGGGCTCAGCAG